CTATTAGGTCTTGGCAAATCTCCTAGGTATACATCTTGGGAAATTCCATCAATTTTAAATGCAGAGGTTTTGATGTTAAATCCATCAGGATCTTTTACTTGAAACTTATTACCAAATCCAATTTGATATTCAGCAAAACCATTTAGAACAACTCTTAAATCTCTTCTCATACGAAGAGTAGTAATATTCGATGTTATTGCTTCATGACTATCATCAACAATTTTTAAAAACTTACTATATTTAAACCTTGCACCATATTTGTTTAGTTCGGTTGATTCTGCATACTTATTAGTATTTGTTTGTACTGTTGAGGAAACAAATGCGGGTGATTGTGCTTTATTGGTATTAAAGTATACTTTTGAATCTACTTCAATATACAGATATTTTAAATCAAGTATTTCAGGAACAATCCCTGCAACAGCAAATTTCTTTAATTTACTTTTTATATTTTGCTTTATAAGATTAGGAAGAAAATCACCTGTTCTAGGTTTAATACTAATAAAAACTTTTCCATATTGAGGAGGAATTAACTCTTCTCCACCAAATACAGAAATTGATTCGGTTTCAGGATAAATTTTAGATGGAATTAATGTTTCATAATCACCTGCTGTTAATGCTCTATTTTGAGCAGCATAGATTCTTGGGGCATACCTACGAATAGACTCCACAGACTCGATTGTATCGCCCCCAGAGGACGTTAAACCGGTTGTTAGGAGTGATATACCCGATGTAACTGTATATGTCTGTGCATTTCTTGTATACGTTAATCTTCCTGAAAACTGGAAGGAAGAAATACCATTTCCAGAGTCTCCATCTGATACAATGTAATTTGCAGTAATGTAATTGCCCTCTTCAAGTGCTTTACCAAAAATATTGTCTCCAAAGAAAATCTCATATCTTTCATCAGAGATTTCTTGAAGAAAATATGCTTTTGACTCTCCACCAATATCAAATAAACTATCTTGGTTTGAGTATTTTGTTAAAGCAGAGGAATTTTCGTTATTTTTTACTGTTACCGAAATAAGGGACGTGTCAACACCAGAATTTGGTAAAATAAACTTCTGATTAGGGATTCTAGTGCTATATGTAAAATTAGAACTTAATAAAGTTCCCTCATAAATTGAAATATCATTGAAACTTGCTATATTATTGAATACCGGTACTGAAATATCATCTAAAATACAAAATGTTTTAGATTGATTTCCAAAACTGCCGGTTGTTGTTGCTACAATACCTTTATGAAGGGTAATTGTTGCTGGGGTAGGTGAAATATTACTTGTATCTACAAAAAAACTAACTGTTGCTCTTGATGATTGCCTAGATCTAGGAACATACCCTATATTTCTTGCTAAAGCAACAATATTTTCTCGTAATGTTGCAGTATCAATGAAGACCTCATTCGCAACCATGTTTGCGTTGTATGAGGAGATATAAGTGTTGTATGCTAATACATCAAGAATTGTTGAAAGGTTCGATCCTTCAAAGTCATAATCCGTAAAATTGGAATTTGACTTAAGATAATCTTTAAGTGTTGTCTTAACTTGATCGAAATCTAAGTTAGTGTAATTAGCGAGTGGCATTTTTATCTATTTGACTGCAAGACGAATTGTAACTCTTGAGGTGGGATGTCAGCTCCAACAATGTCATATCTAATAATTACATCAAATGCATTCCCATCAAAATCAGGAAGAACTTTAACTTCCCTTAAATTAACTCTATCTTCAAAATTAACAATTGATCTTTGAATTTGATCTCTTATGTTTGAAGCAGAAATGTCATCAATATTTTCAAATAAGGATTGACTTACATCAGAACCAAAGTCCTCTTGAAAAAACTTTTCTCCAGGAACTGTAAAAACAATATTACGAATTGATCTGGAGATAGCATTTTCATTTTTAAGTGCAATCAAGTCATCATTTAAGGGATTTGCCTTAAATGACATGCTAATATCCTTAAATCCTTGACTTACCCTTTCTAGAGGCACAAAAATACGGCGATTATAACTTATTTATTAAGGCATTTAATTAAAATTCATTCAATGTTTGAGAAGGAATAATAGTATACTCCTCTTCAGTCTCAAAAATCTCAGTATTTTTGCGAGAATCGCGTTTTTTGGGAGTTTGATCATCATTAGCAATCTCTCTTAGCATTTTTTGATGCTGATCGTTTGCTAAATTGTCTAAAAAATCATGATTAGTCATCATTGTTCTCCTTTTTTGGTAAATTTTCTTGTTCTTTTGCTGTTTTCCAAAAATATTCGTCTTCACGACCCATTCCAAGTCGATCAAAACCATTTTCAACCTGATAATATTGAGTTGATACCTTAAAATCAGGCATTTTAGGTTCAACAGGTGTTAAACTGTTGTCAAAAATCCGCATTCTATTGTTTGGATACAGTGCATACTGTCCATTATTCAATTCAATTAGATTATGTGACTTATGTTCAGCAGGATTTTCACTTGTTGCATAATCAACGACCTCAGGATCTTGATGATAGTTGTCTAAAGTACAAATATATGTACCTTTTTGTATACCATGGTCACGAGTATATAATTCATAATCCATACTACCGATAAATTGCTTAGTAACTGATACAACACCATAATCCATACAATTCCAAAATTGTAAATTAGGTAAACTCATATCAGGATCAGGTAATTCAGGTTCAGATACAAATGCACTGATAGGTAACTTATCGTACATTGCAGCATATTCAGGTAAATAAGTTTCAAAATAAAAAGTGCGCCCAGGAATCGACTTTGCCGATACCCAGACGCCTTTAACAAATTCACCATGACCACTTTGATGATCAGTTAGATATTCTTTACGAACCCATACTTCTACAGATGGAAGATTACATATAAGTGCTGACATGATGTATTCATATAACTACACTATTTACCCTGTCCGCGATATCTTTTCTTTGCCCCATTACGAGACGACGCGGCGTATTTTGTATGCTTACCATTCCCTTGACGAGTGTTCTTCGGATGTGACTCCACAAACTCTGTACCTGATAATGATTTCCGTACTGCCATAATAATCTCCTAGTTAAATTACACGAGTCTTTTCATGACCAACGCGAATGCGAGGGTCACACCAAATATCCATACCTTCCTCTTTGGCATCTAAACAGAATGAGACATCCTCACCACACATGTCTTGAACACTACCAGACTCAAAGACTTGCATCTTAGGTGCAAACCATGGATACTCTAGATTCTCAAATACTCCCTTCTTGATCAATACCCATCCAAAACCTGTATAGTCTACAGTGAATGGTTTCTTACGCTTACCAATTGAATCAACAGTTTCATGATTCATCACTCCACCATTCTTACGGAAGTCATCCTCCTCTAACCAGTGTGCGACAGAAGTTGTGTGACCATCCTCAGTTGCATACCAACCACTTACAATCTCTTTCTCTTCTCCTTCTTCACTGATTGCCATGTCACATAGTTGCCAAAACTTATTAGTGTCAAAAACAATATCACTATCGATCCATAACTGATAATCATATTCTAATTTACCATCCCAAGGAATCTGCTTAGGACCGCGCAATACATTTGCACCTAAAACCTTACAACGGGCAAAATTAACCATTGATGAGTAGTCTTGACTAATCTGAATACTCATTCCATTCTGTACCATATCAAAGCACAGTTGTACAAAGTTCTTTAGAAAGGTAAATGAACATCCACGTCCAGGTAGACAGAAAACAATGGTCTTACCTCTCATCCTTTCTTTGATTGCTTGATAGTCCCACTCTTCTGCTTTCTTCGTGGGTGCTTTTGCTTTAACCGTGAATCCTTTAGCCATAAGTTGAATTAACCTTCAAGTCAATTATAACGTGTAATATGTAGTATGTCAATATTAATCTTACAGTTAGTATGAATGTTCCTGCCCCTCCATGGGGGTTTTTACTAACTCCTCATATGACAAATCCTCAAGTTCATAATCAGTCTTCATTAGACCAACCATTCCCTTGAGGGTTTCCCATGTCTTATTAAATTGTCCCTCACTTAGATTGTTATATAAACACTCTTCCTTTGCATAGATGTGATAAACCTTTTCCATTAGAATTTTTTACGCGGAATTTTTTTTAGCAGTATGAATTCATCTTTCGCATTATATATGAAGGTCGATCTGTCACCTCTGTAGGTTAGGGTAGTATGCCGTTTTTATATACGCCCCCATAAACCAACGGAACTGTCATATCACCCCTGATCATATCACGGAGACTAACTGATGTCAACCCCCGTGCTACTAAGTATCACATAACAGATGTTAGTTCATGATAACACATACGATAGATTCCACTCTTACCTAATACTGCCAGATCTTCAAAAGTCATATCACCTGGCATAGAATCACAAATGATTTCTGTTAACTTGAATTCGTCTAGGTCCATCGCACTTTGTTCGATCTGCCCTGCAACGAATAGGACGGCGATCGCGGTGTGGAGTTTGTCGCAGGCGTCGTCCAAGATCTCTAGAGTGCGGCGGGTTTCTGCTTTGATGGTGAGGGTCGTCATGTGGTTCGGTTCCTTTAACTCTTTAATAATACATGAGAACCCCGCACCGGTCAACCCCTTTCGACCGGTCTGCAGAATCTCTTAATCTCTTTACTTACCCTACTAGACTACCACCGGACAGGCACACTCAGGTCCTCTACGTAACTGTCAATTACCTGCTCATTTCCCTCTAGTTCAAAGAGGTTCTCCCAATCAATGTTGTGTGGGTTGAAGTCTTCTAGCACCTCAATGTCCA